AGCACATCAAGTTATGCAACTAACAAAAATGCAACTAACGATGAAATACACGTTGTAGTTGTAGATAATGGTGGAGAACTAACAGGAACAAAAGGTACAGTACTAGAAAGATATCCTTTTGTTTCAATTGCAAGCGATGCAAAAAATGCTGATGGTACTACTAACTATGCAAAAGACATAGTCAATGCAAGATCAGAATACATCCATATGGTTGGTTTTGATTCAGACTATGCTGGCGCAGGTGCAGGTACTACTGCAGATTCTGGTGATAACTTCTCGCCTGGATTAACTGCCGCAACAAATCATACATTCACAAAAGGTGCAAATTCAGGTGCACTAACAACAACAGAATACCTAGCAGGTTTTGATCTGTTCGAAGATAAGGACATCGTAGAAGTTGACTTCTTAATTGCCCCATCAATGAACTCAAGAGCAGACCAAACAACTGTTGTGAATGATCTGATTTCAACTGCAAGTCAAACACGTAAAGATTGTGTTGTCACTGCATCACCTGCAAGGACAGACGTAATCAATTTGACTAACACTACAACAATAACAAACAATATCACTGCAACCGCTGATACTTTCACAGCATCATCATACCTAGTAATGGATGGTAACTTCTTGAAAGTGTACGATAAGTACAATGATCAGTATATTCAGATACCCGCCGCATCATCTACTGCAGGTATCATGGCAGCAACCGATTTAAATCGTGCACCATGGTTCTCTCCTGCAGGTTCAAGACGTGGTGGATATCTAGGTATCACTGCAATCAGTTGGTCACCTACAAAGGCACAAAGGGATACACTATACAAAGCAGCAGTCAATCCGATTGCAAACGTCCCAGGCCAAGGTGTACTGTTGTTCGGTGACAAAACAAAACTTGGTCGCCCAGGCGCATTCGATAGAATAAACGTCCGAAGACTATTCTTAGTTCTAGAACGTGCTATCGGTAAAGCAGCAGAACAAGTTATGTTCGAGTTTAACGATGAGTTTACTCGCGCAGAGTTTGTCAACATAGTAGAACCAGTACTACGTGAGGTGAAAGGTCGTAGGGGTATTACAGACTTTAAAGTGGTCTGTGATGAAACCAACAACACTGGAGCGGTGATTGATCGTAACGAGTTTATTGCAAATATCTTCATTAAACCTGCACGTTCAATCAACTACGTCACTCTAAACTTTGTTGCTGTTCGTACAGGCGTTGACTTCGAAGAAGTCGTAGGAACGGTGTAAGGAGGTAGACAATGGCAATTTTAGGAGTAGACGATTTCAAAGCAAAACTAAGAGGTGGGGGCGCACGTCCTAATCTCTTCCAAGTTACCATTAACTATCCTGCATTTGCAGATGGTAACCCAGAACTTACATCTTTCTTAGTTGAAGCAGCGGAACTGCCTGGATCAACATTTGGTCAAATATTAGTACCTTTCCGAGGTCGCCAGTTAAAAATGGCAGGGGATCGTACATTTGCTGAATGGACAACAACTATAATCAACGATACAGATTTCGCAATCCGTGACGCACTAGAGCGTTGGATGAATGGTATCAACGGACACAATGCCAATACAGGTCTTGCGGTTCCAGTTGCATACGAAGCAGATCTTAAAGTTGAACAGTTGGATCGTGAAGGTGATGTTATAAAAACATATAACTTCCGTGGTGCTTACCCTTCAGACTTGGCACCTATCCCATTAGCATTTGGTGACAATGATAACATCGAAAGATTTACATGTACATGGTCATACCAGTATTGGGAAAGCAATACAACAAGTTAACTAAATAACAGATAGGGCGGTAATACTGCCGCCCTATTATTTTATCTGAGGACTACTATGGCAGAAAATAATGGTTTAAAGTTATTTGGTTTCGAAATCAAACGTGCCAAAAACAAAGATGAAGAAAAACTTCCATCCATTGTTCCCCCAAGGGACGATGAGGGTGGTAGTTATGCAACTGCCTCTGGTACACATTATGGTCAGTATTTAAACCTTGATGGTGATGATTCAAAGGACAACTATCAATTAATAATGAAATATCGTGGAAATGCGATGCATCCAGAAGTGGACGCCGCAATCGAAGATATTGTTAACGAAGCAATTACTGGCAGTGAACTAGAACAAACACTTGATATTAATCTGGATGAGGTAGATGCACCAGACAAAATCAAAAAATTAATTAAAGAAGAATTTGATTACATTTATGGTATGTTGAACTTCAAAGAACTAGGTCATGACATATTCAGACGTTGGTATGTAGACGGACGTTTGTATCACCACCTAGTCTTAAACGAAGCAAACCCTAAAGAGGGTATTCAAGAGTTAAGACCTATTGATGCATCTAAGATGCGTAAAGTTAAAAAGGTCAAGTATAAAAAAGATCCTGTTACTGGTGCAAAGATAGTAGAAAAGACTGAAGAGTTTTTTATCTATCAAGAGAAGCCAGGGTCATCAACCAGTGGTATTAAGATGACAAACGATTCTGTGTCATATGTCACATCTGGATTGTTGACAGAGGATCGTAAAAAAATTATATCACACATGCACAAAGCATTGAAACCAATCAACCAATTAAGGATGATGGAAGATGCTTTGGTTATATACAGACTTGCACGTGCACCAGAACGTAGAATATTCTACATTGATGTTGGTAACTTACCTCGTGGTAAATCAGAACAATACATGAAAGATATCATGGCACGTTACCGAAACAAACTTGTGTATGATGCTAAGACTGGTGAGATCCGTGATGATCGTAAACACCAATCACTACTTGAAGACTTCTGGTTACCAAGACGTGAAGGTGGCAGAGGTACTGAGATTAGTACACTTCCAGGCGGTGAAAACTTAGGACAGATCGAAGACATTATCTATTTTCAGAAGAGAATGTATCGTTCACTAAATGTACCAATGTCTCGTTTGGACACAGAAAATGTTCAAGGTATCCTTGGCAGATCTACAGAAATTAACAGAGACGAACTAAAGTTCCAGAAGTTTATTGACAGACTGAGAATGAGGTTCTCTCATCTTTTCTATGGTATCCTAAAGAAACAACTCGTTATGAAAGGCATTTGTACCGAGGAAGATTGGGAGTCATGGAAGAATGATATCACAGTTGATTATGTAAAAGACAATCACTTTACAGAACTACGTGATGCAGAAGTATTTCAAAATAGATTGGAAAGTCTTGACAGGGTTTCTAATTATGTTGGAGAATACTTTTCTAAGGAATGGGTACAGAAAAATGTTCTGCATCTATCCGATGAAGATATTGAAACTATGAATAAACAAATGGGCGAGGAAGAACCTGAAGAAGGAGAAGAAGACGATCTACCAGATGATTCCCCAACCGCTGGACAAAAATTTGAATTGAAACCTGTAAAAGGAGATGAAAAAGAAGATGAGTGAAGATACACAAACAATGATCCAACACGCATTGGATCAAGATTGGAACAAAGCAAATAAAATTTTTGGTGATATGATGTCTGCAAAAGTACAGGATGTACTTGACCAAGAGAAGATTCGTTTAGCGGATCAGATCTATAATGGTGCAGAAGAAGAATTAGAAGATGAAGTCGAAGAGATAGATGATGAGCAACTCGAATTGGAATTGGATGACGAAACAGATGATCAAGAAGGACACGAGGAACAGGCACCCTTGGAAGATGCCGATCAAGGAGTACAAGAGCCCAGTGATAATGTACAAGTCGAAGTGGATGACGAGGACGGAGAACGGCAAGACGATCCGTTACCTGAAGAGTCTTGATGTCAAAGAATAAAAAATTATAAATAATATAAATTAAATGAAAACATTTGATCAAATAAGAGAGTCATTGGGACGCAAACCGAAAGGTCAACTTGTTGTAAACAAGAAGATAGGTCGTATCCAGATTATGGTATACAAAGAACCAAAGGGGTTTGCTGCATACGTAGACGGTGACAGATTAGATGTATACAAGAGTAAGGATGAGGCAGAAAAGGCAGCATCCGAAATGGTAAAGGTATTAAAGAAATGAAACTGATTGCAGAATATACCGAAAACAATCTAGAAGTTCTTACAGAACAAAATGACAATGGTGAGAAAACATACGCCATTGAAGGTATCTTTATGCAAGCAGAAACTAAGAATAGAAACGGTAGAATCTATCCTAGAGAGGTTATGAATAAAGCAGTTGGTAAGTATATCAACGATCAAGTCTCTAAAGGAAGGGCAGTTGGTGAGTTAAATCATCCAGAAGGGCCTACCGTAAATCTAGATAAGGTTTCCCACAAAATAGAATCTCTTAATTGGAAAGGGAACGATGTTGTGGGTAAAGCGACTATATTGGAAACTCCTATGGGACAGATCGTAAAAGGTTTGCTCGATGGTGGTGTCAATCTAGGCGTATCGACTCGTGGTATGGGAAGTTTGAAGAACGGTAATAACGCAATGGTAGTGCAACCAGATTTTATGCTGAATGCAGTAGATATTGTTCAAGATCCATCCGCACCTAGCGCATTTGTTAATGGAGTTATGGAAGGTGTAGAATGGGTTTGGAACAACGGTATTATCGAGGCGCAAACAATTGAACAAATGGAGACTGAAATTAAGAAAGCTCCGCGATCTGATCTTTATGAGACGCAGGTTCGTGAGTTTAAGAATTTCCTCTCGTTACTCAAATCTAAATGACAAAGGAGTCAAATATGACTGAAGAAGTTCAGGATCAAGAACTCCATGACGAAGTAACAGACGAAGTTGTGGAAGAAGCGCACGATCCAAAGAATGCTGAAGCACAGTCAGTCGCTGCAACAGATAAGGCAGGTGAAGCAACTGGAAGCGCCCCAAAGCGTAAAGGTGACCAAACCAAAAAAGATCCAATGCCTAAAACAAAAGCAGCATTAATGGCTGGTATGGTAAAGAAAATGGGTGAGATGAATAAATCTCAACTTATGGCCATGTACCATAAAGAGGGATTCGAAGACCTTGAAGGCGAAG